TTTCTTGAGATCGTTAAGAAGATGGTGTTTCAAGGTAAACCTTGGAATGACGACAATAGAGAGCATCTTATTATTGAGTTGGGTGACGTTATGTGGTATGTGGCACAAGCTTGTATGGCTCTGGACATACCTTTCGACGACGTTATCTTACGGAACGTAGAAAAACTAGAGAAAAGATATCCTGGTGGATCGTTTGATGTAGAAAATTCAGAGAACAGAGCAGCAGGAGACAGATAAAAAGAAGACCTTCCTCTAAATATATTAGTAGGGAGGTCTTTTTTCATGGCAGCTTTTAATACAGTCTTAACCAACCAAAATATTAAAGAGGGATTTGGTGGTGGTAAAGGTGCTAAATTCTGTAAGAGAAGGTGGGATAGGCTTGCCAGTATGACTGGTAATTATAACACCTGGTTTTGGGATGGATTAAATAAACAAGATTTTCATGTTCCTAAAATGGGTACTAAGGAAGGGGACAAAATAATGATGATAACATTGAAATGTCCTCAACATATTGTGGATATTGTAGATCTTACTTTTCGTGCCAGAAGTGATTGGATCAAAATGCTCCCTAAGAGTAAGGATTATCAAGCATACAAAGGTGCTGCTAAACCACCAAATGAGGGTGATTTGTATGTTGATACATTATGGCCATGGATGCCAGATTGGGAACCAATACATGTCTTTAATCCAGAAGCAAGGAGACGATATCAGATAATAAGATTTCTTGCAAGTGGTAAGACAGAAGGAAGTGCAGGTAAAGTTACTCCATCTGACATGACAAAACTACAAGAGACTGGTTCTGCTATTGTTTTTAGGCATGTTATTATAGGTGAACTTAAAAATCCTAAGAGTGCAAGAGATATTGCAAAGCATAAACCATGTAGGGAAGAGTTAGATGCTATATGGAAAAGGATAGCAGGAGTTCCATGTGATATGGGATGGATAGAGAACTTCTATAAGCAACAGAAAGCATTGTTAGCAGCTCTTAATTCAGGAAAGTTTAGTGGTAGTAATCAATTTGAAGAGTTTCAACGTGATGGCCCCTTTATGGATTTTATTATGCAGGAAGTTATAGGTACAAAAGATAGTACTCTTCTTGGAATTAAAGGAAAAGATAATTGGAATCCTGCTGATATATGGTTAATAAAGAAACAGCATAAACATATTGATAATCTTAAAAAACTGATGAGCACACCTGCTGCTGGAGATACAGTTTTTAGGAAGAGACTTTTTGCAGCAAAGATAGATCAGTTTAATGCTGAGATGAGACAGTTGTTTAAGGACAAAGAGATCTGGGGTATATCTTTGAAGTTGGTTACTCAAAAAGAAGCGAAGTGGGAATTTGTTAACGTGGAGGATTCTTATTTTAAGGCATTAGAATCCAAGGAATTTAAAATAGGTACTGGTGACTTTGCACCATCATGTAAATTGTCAACAACAAATGATGATGGTGTAGAAGTATTTGATAGTCAGGATAGTATTCTTTGGGTCATTGATGGTGATGCACAATACAAATTTCAGATTAAAGCAAACACTAGTACCAAGAGAGATAATTTAAAATATGAAGCAACCCAGAAGGGATTTGGTGCTGCTAGATTGGGTAAGGCCACAGCAGCATATGTTGAAGGACTTATTGAAGCATATACTAATAACCATAGTGATCAAAGATGGAAAGTTTTTAAATCATCAAATAGAGATTATCCATACAACTTAGATGAATTGTTGAATGGTGTTAGTGGAAGATTTGATAAGCAGGAGATTCTTGCGATGGCAAAGTTTCTTAAAGAACAAGGGGTTAAATTAAATATTGATCCAGAAGATGCTTATGATAGATTGGTAGGAACAATGACAAAGGTTGAGAAAAAACCATTCAAGCCTTTTGTTACTAATAGTAAAATAATGCAGATGGCATTCTTATGTACTATCCTTTCTATTAAGAAGAATGGTGATAATAATTTAAACGAATTTCTTACTGACTTAGTGTTTATGTCTAAGAAAGAAGGTAAACAATATGGTCCTTTCTTGAAGTTGTACTGATGTCTAAGAATACTCACCTAGAACACTTAGAAGATAGCATCTTAATTGATGGTACAGCAGGTGCTAAAGATGCTTTTATATTCTTGGATGATCTTGCACGATCATTTACTGGTAATACTAGTAGTAGTTTTACAGTAACTACTAAATGGGACGGTGCTCCTGCTATATTCTGTGGATTATATCCAGGAACAAAAAAGTTTTTTGTTGGTACTAAGTCAGTATTCAATAAGAATGCAAAGATTAATTTTACAAATGCTGATATAGATCGTAATCATGGCCATGCTGCTGGATTGGTAAAGAAATTAAAGGATGCTTTAAAGTATCTTCCTGCACTAGGTATTACTGGTGTTGCACAGGGGGATTTATTATTCACTGATGATAAGGGAACAGATATAATAAATGGTGTCAGTAATATAACTTTCAAACCTAATACTATTACATATTCTGTTGCTAAAGGAGATGCTTTATATGATAAAGTTAAAGCAGCAAAGATAGGAGTAGTATTTCATACCTTATATGAAGGACGTAGTATTGAATTAATGAATGCTAAGTTTGGATTTGATGTATCTAAATTGAAAGAGGATAAGGATATATTAGTTCTTAGTGCAGAGACAGGAGAACTTGGTAACGATACTTTATTAACACAAGGAGAGAAGAATGATTTAATTGGATTGAAACAGAAGAGTACTAGACTTGTTAATAGTGCTTCTCCATTCTTAGATATTGTTTCAAAACAGATTGAAGCAAATGATCAGTTGACTGTTGGACCTAAGTTAAAAGTATTTTTTAACAAGTATATTAGAGATTCAGTTGCTGTACCTGCTGGCAATTTATTTGTAAAACAATTTACAGATTATTTTGAGGGAGAACTAGGTAAGGCGGTTGCTAAACTTAAGACACCTAAAGCAAAGGCAGCAAAGCTTCAAAAGATGTATGATGGACTAGATTTGATCGAAGATAATAAGGCCAGCTTGGCTAGTTGTGTCGATCTTTATAAGATCATACAAAATTCTAAGTCAGTCTTCATCAAAAAACTTGAGAAGGGAGAAAGATTTGGTACGTATCTCAGAACAGAAGATGGACTTGAGATGACATCTCCTGAAGGATATGTTATAATAAGGGATGGATCACATGCCCGTAAATTAGTGGAACGTGCTAGATTTAGTGCTGCTAACTTCAAGAAGGATACTCTTCCAACTAAGAAATGGGTGGAAGGCGATGGCAAGTAAACGTAAACGAATCGTGTTTACATTTGGTAGGTTTAATCCACCAACTACAGGACATCTGAAACTTATAGAGGCAGTGGCTAAAGAAGCAGGTAGTGCTGATGATTATGTTATTGTTCCTACCAGATCATTCAAACCTGATAAGAACCCATTGAAAATTGATATTAAACTTGCATGGATGAAGGAGATGTTTCCTAAACATGCAAAGAATATTATAACTTCTAAAGATCTTAATGTCATTATTAAAGTGATGCAGTCTTTTCAGGGATTAGTAAGTGAAGGTAAGTACACTGATGTCTGTATGGTTGTTGGATCTGATAGAGTTGAGGAATTTACTACTTTGTTAAATAAGTATAATAGAGATAAGAATGATCCTGATAAGTCTCCAGTGGAGTATGGTTTTAGAACTATAGAGGTTAAGTCAGCAGGAGATCGCGATCCTGATAATGATGATGATGTTTCTGGTATGTCTGCTAGTAAAATGAGATCATATTCAAAAGCTGGTAAGTGGGGTAAGTTTCAAGATGCTCTTGAAGGACTATTAGATGCAGAAAGAGCAGCAGAACTTATGCGAGATGTTAGAAAAGGCCAAGGTCTATGAAGAATTTTAAAAAATTACGTGAGCAAGCAATAAGACAACAGTTCCGCAAGACTGATGTGCTGAAGGAAGGTGATTCTGTTATGTCTTCTCGTACAGGACAAAAGGGAACAATACATAGGACTGGACCTAACTATGTTATTTGTGTTACAGAAGGTGGCGACATGTTCCGCGAATGGGTTAAGGACGTAAGAGCTATAAATACTTTGAGATAAGATTCTTTGAGACGATTATGAAATCCCCAGACCCAGTTAACACAGTATATAATAATGATCAGTTTTCCGATGAGTTAAAGGAAGCTTATGATCGTTGGATGGGTGGTGACACTTTCCAAAATACAAATCTGAAAGATGTACATGAGGTTTCTGCTGATTCACTAGAGGCAGGTGTACTTGATCTTAAGGAAGCACCTTTCGATGGAATGGATCCTCAGTCACATGGTGCTGAGATAGAGAATGTAGCAGTCAGAAAGAAAGAAACAAAGAAAGTTAATCCAGTTGGATCTAAAGAGACTGCACCATCAGTTGCAAAAGAAGAAGTTGAAAGCAAACTCTGGGATGAGATTGCAGAGAAGTTGACTCAACTTGGAGCACTCAATGATACTGAGTATAAAGTAATTGGTGAGAAGAAAGACGCGGTAAGAGAAGGATATAAGAATAAGAAGATTGCTAAAATTTTAGCAAAGAAAAAATGAAATCCTTTAACGATTTTTTAGCAGAAGGTAAGAAGGCAAAGGCTAAAAAGAAGAGAGAGCCTACCATAGAGGTAATGCCTACAGTTAATGATGGTCAGAAAGGAATGGTTAGCAAACCAGATAACTCCTAAATAGGGCCAGTTGTTAATATTACTATGGCATTTTTACTCCCACTCGCAAAGAGTGTTATACTTAAGCAATTAAGTAAACCAGAGGTTAAATTATTTGTGGTTGAATTGCTTGAAGCATGGGCAAAGCAGACTGATAACAAGGTTGACGACGTAATGGCCGTTCAACTAAGGAAAGCTTTGAATTTATAAATAAAACTTAGAACTATACTCGATCAGGTTAAAAAAGATGGCTGTTTTTGGAACTACGGATGCTGCGGCATTCTCGAATACTGTCGCTGTCACCCAAAATGACGCAACAGTAACAAAGAACGCTGCCGACTCTGTAGTTGGTGGTGATGTACTTGAAATTGATGGTGTTAATTACATCGTTAAGACTATAACAAGTACAACAAGTATTGAATTACACAAAGTATATGCAGGGGCTACTAATAATACTCTTGCTGCTGCTAAGGTAATTAAGCGTACACCTCCAAAGGCCGTCGCTGAATTCGTTATATTGGGTGGTGACAGTAACAGTTATGACCTTGTGTTTGCTGACGCAACAGAAGGTTCTCTTGCTGAGAACAAATCACGCGGTATAAACGGACCTGGTTGGTGGCAGTATCGTTCCTTTACGGATCATGCTGGTAGTACACGTCACAAGGCAGAATGTCTAGCAGCAGTCACAGTTGCATCTAGTGTATCTGGTGACCTTGCTGATGATACAATTGCAGCTGATGTTGCATCTTCTGTAACTATAACTGGTCAACCTGCTAACTCTGCTTCTAGTTCTGGTGGTGGTACATTTGCAGTTACTACAAGTACAACTGGTACACCTGGAACTCTCACATATCAGTGGCAGCGTCAAACTGCATCTGGTAAGCGTTGGGTT